ACCAAAAAGGAAATGGAGGATCACCGAACGATCATTTTTAAGACATGTTTTTGACAGAGACAAAAAGAAGCTTGCTGCTTTAATGCAAAAAGGGGCCGGAGATATTATCACAGGAAAAGCTAAAACTGAAAAAGTTTTAGAATATATGGGTAGTTTGTTTGAAAAAAATGTTAAAGATTTTATTATTAGCGGATATTATAAATCAAGTAAGCCTAATCATCCAATTACAATAAAAATTAAGGGTAATGAGCAGCCATTAATACAAATTGGTAAATTGTATAGTACATTAACACATAGAATAACAGGAAAAGCAATAAAGATTAAAAAATGAGCTTACTGAAATATGAGGGTATATTGATTTTCAGATGGCCTGAACCTACTAAGGTTAAAGGCCATTACATACAGGGAGATCCAACTGTTTTTTTAACGGATGCTAATGTTCAACCTATTAATGGTGATGAATTTTTGTTGTTACCTGAAGGTAACAGAATAAAAGGTTCTCTTAAAATATATACAGAAACACCAATATATGACAATGATGTGGCAAGAAGGGATCAAGATAAATACAATGTTGCTCAAAGTGACATTTGTACGATAGATAATATTATAGATAGTATAGATTATACATGTACTATAAATTCTACTATTTTTACACATACTTCAATTATAGGTGCAACGGCATTAACAATAGCTTCTGGGTTGGTATCTGAAATTAATGGAGGTAGTGAACTGGTTACGGCTACTGACAATTTAGACGGTACTTACACATTGATTTCTGATTATAGAGGCAGTCCATATACTTTAGAAACCGATGTTAATCAAAGTTTTGTTAATAGTGCTGCAAATATAACCGAAGAATATAAAATAATGCAAGATAAAGATTATAGTGTCCATTCGTTGGGCCATTATAAGGCTTATGGATTTTTGATGGGACAATAAAATGGCCTATAGATTAGATTCAAATTTAGAAGATGCAATATATGATTGGGCTGTAGATTGCTTAGGATCTGAGGTAACCGTTATTTGGGATAAACCGGAAGATACAAGACCGAATAAACCATATTGTACTTTGAATATATCAACACCGCCTTATAATATAGGTGATAGAGGTGAAAATTGGTACAAGTCATTAGATACTTGGGAGTATTATTTTACAAAAATTTTTACATTATCAGTGAATATTTATGGGGATGAATACGTATCTCAATTAATGACAAACGTATATAATGGTACTTTCTTGGAAACTAAATTACAAACATTAAGAGCGGAAGGCATGGCAATCCATAATAGGATAGGGCCTAATGATTTAAGTATTCCGTTAGAAACTGAATTTGAATTTAGGAACCAATTAGATATAATGATTTCATATGGTGTATTAGTATCTGATATACCGGGAGAAATAAGCAAGGTGTCTGTCAATGGGCGTGATATAGAAATATAAAATATGAAATTTATTAAAGAAACAATTCCAAGAAAACATAAAAATATATTATATAAGTATAGTTTGTTTCATTGTGATTATTGTAATAAAGAAGTTGAAAAAATGCATTGTAACGGTATACGAGCAAAATCTTGTGGTTGTTCAAAAAATAAATTAAGCGGCATATTGCATAGGACACATGGGGATTCGGTAAATCGTAAACGAACAAGATTATATAGAATTTGGGACGGCATAAAACAAAGATGCAATAATATTAATAATAAAAATTACAAAGATTACGGTGACAGAGGCATAGCAATTTGCAAACAATGGGAAAAACAATATGCAATATTTAAAAAATGGGCATTATCTCATGGGTATAAAGATAATTTAATTATAGATCGTATAGATAACAATAAGAATTATGAGCCTACAAATTGCAGATTTGTCAATATTTTCGATAGTAATATAAATAAAAGAAATATAAAATTAAATAAAGATTTAGTATGCAAGATGAGAAAAGAATACAATGAAAATAATTTAAAATATATTGATATTTCAAAAAAATACAATACAGATTATTATATAACCCGGAATGCTATAAAAATGATATCTTGGAATAATATTTAATAGAAAGGAATATAAATAATGTCTGATATACAAGATTTTGTAACAATAAACATAGCGAGGGAAACAGCCAAAGTAAGCCGTGTAGGTTTTGGTACTCCATGTTTAGCTTTTACTAATCATTATTTTTCTGATCGTAGCAGAACATATACAGATCCTAGTGATATGTTGGCGGACGGATATTTAACAACGGATTCTGCCTATATAGCAGCACTGAAATTTATGGGGCAAGAATTATCCTCTCCATCATTTAAGGTAGCTAGAAAATTAGCAGATGTTAATTCTAAGGCAACAGTAACATTCACAGGTACGCCAACCGCTGGGACATGGACATTGGACGTTGGGATAGCCGCTGCTACCCCAGTTACGACAGCTAACATAACATATGCTGCTGATGATGATACAGCGTTAATAGAAGCTGCCATAGAGGCTTTGACGGGAATAACTGAAGTTACCGTTAGCGGACTATATAGTACGGGATATACTATAGAGTTTACGGGTGTTGATGCTGCTGCCGATTTTAGAATAACAGCGATTGACGTGTCTAGTTTAACTGGTGTTACGGCTGCTGAGGTAGAAATGACTCAATATGGTTCGGCGGTCGAGACTTGGGCAGAATGCCTTAATGCTATATCGGCAGATGACGAAGATTGGTATTTTCTTAGTGCAGAAACAAAAACAAAAGCAGATATTCTCGCTATTGCTGCTATAATCGAAACTAAATTAAAAATGTATTTTGTGAGTACATCGGATGCAGATGTTAAAAATGGTGTAGCTGATAATGTTAAATTATCTCTGGAAGCGTTAGACTATGATAGAACTGTATATAAATATAGCGGTGATGCTGCTAACTTTCCAGAGGCTGGATGGATAGGTGGTGTTGCTCCTAAAGATCCAGGAAGCGTGACATGGAAATTTAAAAATATAGTTGGCATTTCTCCAGATACTTTAACTACAACTGAATTTAATAATATAGTACCATCGGGCAACACATATGAAACGGTTGGTGGAGTTAATATTATATCTTCTGAAGGAACAGTATGTAGCGGGGAATATATAGATATAATTCGTGGTACTGATTGGCTGCAAACAAGAATGGAAGAAGGCATTTTTACTAAATTAGTAAATGCAGATAAAATACCTTTTACCGATGCCGGAATTGGCGTAATTGAAGGAGAAGTTAGGTATTGGCTTGATGAAGGCGAAGCTGCCGACAGAGGGCTTTTAGTCCCTGGGCAATCAACTGTTAGTGTTCCTGATTTAGCTGATGTACCACCTGCTGAAAAGGCCATAAGGTATTTAAGTGGGATTACGTTTAGTGCTGTTTACGCCGGTGCTATTCATAAGGTAGGTATTAATGGGAAAATTAGTGTATAATTCATTTTAATATAGAAAGGAAATAAATTATGTTAAGAACATATGATCCGTCAAGGGTTTCTGTTGCTTTTGGCCCTGTTCTTCTTACTGGTTGGGATACAGTAAGGATTTCAAGGGAAGAAGACGGGGCTATGTTTAGCGTTGGGACTTCCGGGGAAATAAGTAGAAGCATAAACGCAAATAAGCTTGGGACTATAACATTGACATATCCTCAAACAAGTACAGAAAATTTAATTTTAAGTGGTTATGAGTTTAGTAAAGTAACCGTTCCTGTAACAATCATAGATCGTAGTGGTTCAACTGTAGCTATAATGAAATTTGGTACAGTAGTAAAGCCACCTGATTCTGATTTAGGCAAAGAAACAGCTACTAGAGAATGGTTAATTCGTGGTGAATTATCCGTTATGACAATAGGCGGTAACGCTTCAGCATCTTAATAAATAAAGGAGTACATGATGGGAGTACAACCTGTAGAAAGAACAATAGAAGGTGAAAATTATACTTTTTATTATTTAAGACCAAAAACTAGCATTAAAATATTGGCTAAATTAAGTAAAATGATTGGGCCAGCAATAGGTGCAGCATTCCCAAAAGGCGATTCTATAAAAGTAAAAGATATACTTGATACAGATATCAATATTGGGAATGCTCTTTCTTTATTGGTAGAAAAAATAGACATTAAAGATACACAAGAAATAATAGATGTTCTTTTTGAAAATGTATTTTGCAAGGGACGTGGCAAGCTTTCTGAAGTGCCTGTTTACGAAGAGTTATTTACCGGGAATTTAAAATTATTCTTCACAATTTTAAAGAATGCCTTGGAGGTACAATACGGAAATTTTTTCGGCGTAAACGGAGAAACAAAAAAAGAGGAAATTCAAGAGTAAATAATAATGAATCTAAAATTGATATTGACATTAATAATATCAATATTGATCCTTTTATTTGGAGACCCGTTCTCGCTAAAATAACTACATTACATGAAATACAAGAATATTGGACAATAGATGATTTAGCAGATGCTAACGAAGCATTAGATATACAGCAAGAAGTTGAAACAAAAAATATTGAAAAAATAAAACAAAAATGATAATTAGACATTTATTAGTAAAATTAAGTTTTGCAAGTGATGCTAAAAAGCTTTTTAAATTTAATCAAGGTATTGATAATTTAACTGGTAGTGTCATTAAGCTTAGTGCGGCATTTGGCTTAGTTATAGGTGCTGTAGGTTATTTTGTTAAAGAAGCCGCAAAACTTGAGCAAACACGAATAGCTTTTCAAGTTATGACCAATAGTATAGAAATTGGTGATAAGCTTTTGAAAAGCCTTTATAAATTTGCAAGAACAACTCCTTTCCAAATTCCGGGTGTTTTACAAGCTTCAAGAACTTTACTATCTATGGGTATAACAGCAGACATTATGACTGACACTTTAACCCAAATTGGTGAGGTTGCAAGTGGTCTAAATATGCCTTTACAGGTATTAGCTAATATATTCGGTAAAATTAGAAGCGTGGGGCATTTGACAGGCTTTGAAATGGAACGTTTGAGACGTGCTGGTGTTCCATTGACAGATTACTTGACAAAAGTAATGGGTACGGATATACCAGGTATGCTTACGATGATAAGAAAGAAACAAATAAGTTTCTTGGATTTTCAAAAAGCGTGGGCTGCAATGGTAGAAGATAGATTCAATGGCTTGATGAAAAAGTTATTGGGTACATTTTTAGGCATAGTTAGCAATGTCAAGGATTTTATATTTGAAATAGTTACATATTCCGGTGAAGCATTGTTGCCGGCTATGAAATTATGGGCTAACCAATTTGCTAATATTCTTGAAAATAGTAGAAAATTAATAGAAACTAATCTAAAGTTATTTTTTGTTGATTTGTCTAAAGTTATAGTTGGTTTAAACAAACATCTTTTTAGACTTATATATAGTTCTAAAGAATCTATTCATTTTTTCGGTGGTATGAAAAGAGCTTTAACTGCTCTTGGAATTATTGCTGGTATATATTTTGGCGGCACTACTTTAAAGATATTAGGATGGATATTTAAAAGTACAATCAGCTTTTTTTCTATTGCATCTATAAAATTAATGTTATTTGCTGGATCTATGCTTGTTATTTTAGGTATATTACATGATATATTTGAAAC